AACAACCGATTTCGTTCAACAATCATTTGTTCCCAAATCTGCGGCTTGCCCAACTGCCAAAGAATCATGTCTTTGAGTTCACGCTCTGCTTGACGTAGCGCATCACTGTGCATGGCAATTTGCAGTGCCTCATGACCAAGTTCTGCATCAGTCTTGCCGAGTCTGCTGGCTTTGGCTTTTACCTTTGATCGTTCACGATGAATGGCATCCGATGATTCAAAAAATTTGCTGAACTGTCCTACAAGACTATTAATGTCTTTTCCAAGTGCAATTGCCTGCTTAATGTGACCAACTGCTGATTGTGCGGCTGCAAACGCAAGTCCAATAGTGATAGGATCCACTACTTCCCCCTAAACACATGGGACATTTTATATCCCTATAGTATTAGCCAGATTGCTTGTGACATTAACAATGCACCGAATCCGCCAACTACTATACTGCCCCAAAATAGCGGCATGCTTACTGCAAGTATAGCTGCGGTCAATAATACGATAGAGATTTGGAAGATACTACCAGCGTATGTGTAGTATGGACTGCGTTGTCTGGCATCAGCACGTTCAAGTTCTAAGTTACGTGCCTTTGCCATTAACTCTTTTTTACCCTCGCCAGTTGCTGGTTCGGATTCATAACGATCGATTTTCGCTTTAAGAGTTTCAGCTTTCTTTGGATCTTTTGTGTCATCCAAAGCCATTTCAGCAAGAGTTTGCTTAATGGATTTTGCCTGATAAAATGCCCAAGTATTATTTGCCTCAATAGTGTTATTAAGAATTTTACTTGAGTTTGATCCACTTAGCAGTGTATTAACTGCCAGCAGAGCAGCAAGGACAGTAATTACCCATCCTGCTTTATCTTTAACTAATGCTTCCCTTTCTGAACGAGAAAGTGGTTTTGTGCGTGAGTCTTCCTGTGCCATATTTTATTATTATTAGGTTATTCGGCATAATGTATAAATTTATTTATAACGATCAGGTCTTCCAGCAGTTGGTCTTTCCAAGATTTCCTTTACATCACTGGCATTAATAGTGTTTATTTTTTGATAGATTGTTTCAACCAATTCCACAGATTCTGGATTGGGTTCAATTTTGGTGTTTCCACTGGCAACAAGGTCTCCACTGGCACTTCCACTGTTGAGGTCTTTTCCATCAAAGGGGTTTGATTCTGTGGGATCTGGTTCTGCTGTGGTTTCTGGCTCTGGCGTGGTCTCGCTGGAGACTTCCGTACTCCCTTGGTAGGCTGGGGTTTGGCTTGCGTAGTTTGAGACTGTGATGGGCTCGTCTTCGGTTTCCTTGGCGAAGTTGTCTTTGGGTTCGCTGGCTTCTTGCTCGGGGATTGTAGTTGGGTCATTTTCTTCCTTTCTGGAAAGAGTTTGGTTTACGGCAATTAGCATAAGAACTGCCATTGGATCAAAGACGATAACAATCATTATAATAACGATACGTACTGCCTTTTCTAACACATTTTGGTCTGGATTATCTCCGTATATCAATGCTGCGATATACTTAATTGGACCAACCTCAGCTTCTACTTTACGTAGTTCTGAAGCAACAGGTGCTCGTTCTTCATTCAATCTGGCGATTCGGGTTTGAGCAGATCCAATTTCAGCAAGTAGTGCGGTGCGCTCCTTTTGCTGTCCACGTCTAATCTGCACAGATCTTTCTGCGCCCCTGTCATCCGTGGTTCTTGCGATCGTTTGATCCACCTGAGCATCCATTTGTTGCAATGCTTTTCTTGCTGCGCTGACATTGTCTTTTTCCGTTTTAATCTTTTCGTCTAAAAGGGCAACCTTACTTGCTACATCTCCAGTTGGCACAGCCTGATCCAAATGGGCTTTGCTAAGGTATCCAAAGATCCCCATGGAAGTTAGTAGCATTAAAACTGTTAGGGCAACGCAGAAATAACTGCGAAGTAACACTGATGTATACTTCCAATTACGATACAGCCAACTGGCCACTACGAGTTTTGATACTTCCAGCATAGAACCCATCACAATGATAGGTATAACTGCTGCTGCAAAGATTGCTACTAAACCACTAACTGCATAGAAAGCAGACGTGGCTGATAATGCTATTGCTGATACGAATAGCAGGATTGTTAAACCATCTTGTTTTGGTTGTGTCATAATTTATTCTTTATATGAGAACCATGGACTCGGACAGAAATCTGCCCATTGTAGTAGTCGTCTGATTCTAATACTTTCCTCCCGAATTGTTCTCTGGCTTCTATGTATGAACACTCAGCCTTTGATTTGCAATAGAATAGAATTTCTCTATCAAAATTCTCCTTACCAAGCGTTTCAACGTCTTTACTTAATTCAATGCTTGAACCATAGTATTCAATCCAATCAGAGTCAATCTTTGATCGGATTTTCTTTTTCTTCTTGGTTCCATTTTTCAGCTTGACCATCTTGTAAGTGGTCTTTGAAAACTTGGCTAATTTCTTACCTACGTACATACGACCGCTGGCTTTGTTCGTGATTAGATAAACAAAGCCAACACAGTCAGGCAACTCTTCAACGATTATATTTTTATAGATCCACATGTAGATCTATTTATTCGTCCTCGTCTAAGTCCTCTTCTTCGTATATATCGGCAGAACAGACAGGACAGTAAACGATGTCCTCTAGTCGATGATCATCCCCTTTAAGGGTGATCTTTCCTCGTGCCTGACATTCAGTACACTCAAAAAATCTAGTTGACATTTTTAACTCCTGATGCTAGTACAATTTTGCATATATGTTCTAGTCTTTCTATGTGTTCGAACGCTCGCCATGGGCTGGTATCAATAGCAACTACACCATGACCTTTGATCCCTACAATGTCATACTGAATGTTGCCATGCTTGTCTAGTTTTAAATTCTCATGGCAACGATCGGCTAATTCTTGAGAGATTGGTGCTACATCACCTACGTTTGGTGCAACTTTGGTATAACGATTAAGTTCTGGAAACTCATTACTGATGGTAGATAGATCAATACCAGCATGCATAGCAGCAATACAGTAAGTTGGATGAAAGTGCATAACTACACGAACCTCACCACTATGCTGTCCCATTTCTTTTTGTAAGCCAAAGTGTAGGGGTAGTTCTCCACTGGGCTTTAGATTTTTACTAATTTCAGTATAGTCTAATTCTTTAATCGCATGGTATGGTCTAGGTGGTTGATCCCAATATCCCTTTTCAATTCCAATCTTTTTAAACTGATCTGGTTGCATTGTTTGTTTACGCACACCACTTGGTGTTATGTAAAAGTGGTCGCGATCATGGTGGCGAATACTTACATTACCATCACGACTGGTGATCCAGTTGCGCTTGTAAGCATCTACCATTGTTTCGCAAATAGTTTCTAACATTATGCAGCCTTTGCCCAAACATCGCCCCAATCACCAGACAACGCACCTTTGGCATAATCTGTTGCTCGGTTTTCGAAGAAGTTGGCATGCCCAGGAGCATTAATCATTTCCTCTACCCATGGTAGTGGATTGCGTTTAACTTTAAAGATACCCTTTAGTCCAAGACTAATGAGACGACGATCGGCAATGTAACGAATATACTTTTTGACTTCTTCGGAACTAAGTCCTTCCATCGCACCCATGGAGAATGCCAGATCAATAAACTTGTCTTCCAGTTCTACCATCTTCTCAGCAATGGTATAGATCTTACCTTTTAATTCATCATTCCAGATCTCACGATTCTCTTCGATGTAAGTACGGAACAACTTAATCATCGACTCAGCATGCATTGTTTCATCAACAATAGACCATGTAACAATTTGTCCCATACCTTTCATCTTACCCATGCGAGGAAAGTTTAGTAGCATAATGAATGAGGAGAACAATTGCATACCTTCAGTGAAAGCAGAGAACACAGCAATGTGAGTGGCTGTTGATTCCTTTGTGCCATTTTTTGAAGACAGATCCATTACGTAGTCATGCTTGTCACGCATCTCTTGATACTCACCAAACTCATTGTAAGTAGTTTCTGGTAGACCAAGTGTTTCAATCAGGTGCGAGTATGCAGCCACATGCAGGGCTTCACGTGCAGCAAAGCCCATGAGCATCATACGTACTTCTGGTTGGGGGAAGTATGGTAAGTAGTTACGAACATAACCACCAGCAACATCAATGTCTCCTTGAGTGAAGAAACGAAAGATGTGTGTAAGGAATTGTTTTTCTTCTTTACTTAGTTTCTTCTTCCAGTCTTTAACATCTTCAAGCATTGGCACTTCAGTGTGAAGCCAGTGCGATTGTTCATGCTTCAACCATGCATCGTATGCCCATGGATAGTTGAAGGGTTTAAAATACGTACGATCATCCTGTAAATTGGATGTAACTTTCTTTAGCATATTACCAGTCCTTTAAATTTGCACGAATATTCTCAAGTCCCTGCAGATCGGCAGGTAATTTGGGAGAGATATTTATGCCAGTTAGTTTTTCTATTTCAGCAATTGTGGTCACATACTTATCAAGTTCCTTTGGATCTAATTTTTGGTTAGGAAACAAGAAAGTGATCGCACGATTCTTAGTTGGGTCAATAACAATCTTCCATACATAGTCAGGAACGATTACATTATTACCCATACGTTTTGCATTTGGTGTATTGATAACACCAGACACTACATAAACTTCGCCATAAGCATCTGCCCAGAAACGAGTGTATTCTTCAACATACTTCCAGATGCCACGATTGTTGCCTGGATCTTGAGGTATCATATTAGTTAAGTAGAAAGATTCACTCATGGCTTGAAGTGAGTATGGGAAGTTTGCAGCTGGTGCTACATGCCCACGATCGTATCCAGATCCCTGATAGTCTTTCAGCGTAGAACGAAATTGTTGTGGCACTGTAGGATCTTCTCTAAAGTCATCCTTGCGTTTGTTACCACCAACTAAGTTTTGCTTTTTGATATGCTCAACAACAAAGATAACAGTCTTGGTTTGGTAGCTGTAGTTAAGAGCATAACCAATTCGGCAAATGTATTGATTGTTACCTTCTTGTGTTATCTGTGGCGCACCAAAGTAAACATGTTGTGGACAGTTATCATCAATTGGATTAGCAAGCGATAGTGTTGTGTAGAATGCAATGAATAATGAAATAAGATATTTCATTTATGTTCCTCGTACATCACTGTGTTAGTTTCACCCAGTGCCCACTTTGAGTCTGTTTCTACAGACCATCGCTTTGTAGCAACTTTAAAGTCTGGCATCTTTAATTGTTTTGGATTACTGCTTGGTTCTAATATAATTAAACGATTATTTGGCTGAGCAGCAAACTGCCCATTATCACACTGAATGAAATTATAAGACTTGTGGTCTTCGACATCTTCAGAATGCCCTGTATCAAGTACGTTAAAATCAGGATGAGCACTATCAACTGTAAAAAGATAAACACCATACTGCCAATCTCCATTCTTTAATTTAAATTTACATTTCATTGATTGTAGTTGTGCTTTCTTAATCACTGTGACGTCATAAGAAATACAATCCCACAACTGAAGATAATCTAATGGTAGTGGTTCGCCTTCAATTGGTTTCCAGCAGTAAGCATGTAGTGGCAATTTGTCATATAACGCACCATAGTTGTTTAAATAAGACTCAATACGAAATGCTTGACCTCGTAATGACTTAATGCTTATCCACCAGCAGGGTTCAAGTTCTCCATGACCTTTCTCAAAGTCATAAAGAAACTCTCTGCGGACAAAACATTTTACTGGAGGTAAGTTTGCTACGATGTGCGCCATGTTATCCCTCGCATGCTATGCATACATTCTCATCTTGAGCAAGTGCAGTAAGATCAATCTCTTTAATTACCTGACGCTCGATACGTTTTGCTACCTTGTCTGCTTTACCGATCTTTTCTGAACGGCAGTAGTAAAGAGTTTTCAATCCT